TCTCAATAATCCGTCCCTGATTATTTTTAATCCTATTAAGGATCCTAATATCCTTATTTCCCGTATAATTGATTAACGAGTCTCGAAAGAGAAAAAACTATTTAAAAATGGCAAAATACATTTTAAAAGAGGCTATCGCTGACGCTAAAGCTGTTCGTGAAGTTGCTCTTGCAAATGCAAAGGCCGCATTAGAAGAAGCTTTTACACCAAAATTACAATCTATGCTATCTGCAAAATTATCTCAATCTTTAAACGAAGATGAAGAAGAAGAAGATGTAGATTTAGATGAAGTATTGGGTGAAAACGACGAAGATACCATAGAAGAAATGGGTATGTACGACGAAGACACTGTAGAAGGTGATTTAGATGAGGAAATTGATTTGGAAGAAATTCTTAACGAATTAGAATTAGACGAAGATGATAGTGAAGACACGATGGAAGAAGGAGAAAAAAGACCAGACTATCCAGACGTTGATGATGATGGTGATACAGAAGAATCAATGGAAAAAGCTTTAAAAGATAAAGAAGCTAAAAATGAGAACTTTGATCTAGATAAACTTCTTCAAGAAATCAACAATTTAGAAGAAGGTCATTGTGCTGAAGGCATGTATATGACTAAAGAAGGACACTGTATGGAAATGAAAATGTACGACGAAGGTCATTGTGCTGAAGGCATGTATATGACTAAAGAAGGACACTGTATGGAAGAAGGACATGGTATGTCTCATAATATGATGAGCGAAGGCCCTGAAATTTTTACAGCAATGGCTGGATTAGCAGGCGTAATTGGTTCAGCAGGTATATTAACTGCTATTGAAGTAGCTATGGATGAACCATCATTCCAAGAAAAACACCCAAAAGCACACGAAGCTCTTACAAAAATCTTCGGATTTTTTAGAAAAATCGGTGGTGATGTAGGGAAAGGAATCAAAGAAGGTGATTACCTTCAAGAAGTAAAAGATATAGCATATGACGAGCTTAAAAATTCAAGAAAAGCTTTGAATAAAATGAAATCTGAACTTAATGAAGTTAACCTTTTAAATTCTAAATTATTGTATGTTAACAGAATTTTTAAAGCAAACAACTTATCTGAAGCACAAAAACTACGTGTAGTTGAAACTTTAGACAAAGCTGAAAGCGTTAAAGAAGCTAAATTAATATACGAAACAGTTAAGGATACGTTTACTATCTCAAAAGGAAAGAAAACAACTCCTAAAACATCAATCAAAGAAAATTATAGAGGAATGGCTTCTAAAGCTGCAGGAACATCTACAGCTCCTAAGAAAGCAGTTCTTAATGAATCAAATGATATGGTGGCTAGAATGCAAAAACTAGCAAATATTAAAATTAATCAATAATCATTTTAAAAAATTAAAAAAATGAACACAGTAAACAACCTACTAGCAGGTTCAAGCCCTTACCAAGTTCTTTCCGAGCAGTCAGCTAAATTAGCAGGCAAATGGAATAGATCAGGTTTATTAGAAGGAATTGAATCTACTACAGAAAAAAATAACATGTCAATGTTATTAGAAAATCAAGCTAAACAGCTTGTAAACGAAGCAAACACTACAGGTACTGACGCGTCTTTTAGCGCTGGTAATTCTGAAGCGTGGGCGGGTGTTGCTCTTCCATTAGTACGAAGAGTATTTGGTGAAATCGTTGCAAAGGACTTAATTTCAGTTCAACCAATGAATTTACCAGCAGGTCTAATCTTTTATTTAGACTTTCAATATGGATCAGCAGGTAACTTTAAAGCTGCTGACGAATCACTTTATGGTGCAACTGCAGACATGAGAAGAACTGACGGTGACTTTGATAAAGGTCTTTATGGTGCGGGTGAATTTGGATACTCAATGACAGGTAGTCATGTTACTTTAGAAGGAACATCTTCAATTGCAACTTTTGGTGGTATTTTAAATATGGATACTGAATTTTCAGCATCTAAAGCTGGATTATTTGGCGCAGGTGCAACTACTGATATTGTAAGAACAGTAGCAGTACTTGAAGAAGACTTACCTAATTTAGATATAGAAGGAATCAGATCATTTGATTTATCTTCAGGATCAGCTGAAACTTATGTTGTTTTCCCACAATATACAAGACGTAATACTGCAAATAAAACTATTGAATTTGTAGTTTCAGGTGCAGCTGCAGATGGAGAACACGTAACAGCATCTTTCTTTGTTGGACCAGATAACTTAAATGACAGAGGTGACTTTGAAGATGCATTCCCAGCAGCAGGATCGGGTAACGTATCTACTCAACAAATTCCTGAAATCAACGTTCAATTAAGATCTGACACAGTTGCTGCTAAAACACGTAAATTGAAAGCACAATGGACTCCTGAGTTCGCTCAAGACTTGAATGCTTATCACTCAATTGACGCTGAAGCAGAATTAACTTCTATCTTAAGTGAGTACATTTCAATGGAAATTGATCTTGAA